CATGACAGACAGTTTATAGACTATGCCATGCTTGACAATTCCAAGACAGGTAAGGCAGGTGAAGCTGATATCATTATAGGTATAGGCAAGACAGGATCAAGTGAGATAGATAACATAGTCAGACACATTTGTATTTCAAAAAATAAAATTAATGGGTGGCATGGTATGATCAATGCCCAAATAGATATTTCAAGGGGGATATATTACTGATGTTTTTTATATATTTATATTTATGTTTAGGTTTGATATTAAAAACTGGTGGCAATGCCTTTGCCGTAATGATGGGATTATTTTTTCTCGTTACGTTTTTAATAAAAGGATAGCCGTATGAGAGTATTAACTTTGGATGTAGAAACTACACATCGAGACAAAGAGGGGGGTGGCACTACTGCATTGCCCTACTTTAATAACCGATTAGTATCAATAGGTTGGAAGTGGTTGTTAAACGATCACGTTAACTATAAGTTTTTCTATCACAAAGATAGTGAGTACAATTATGAGTCAGACATTGTACATAGTATACAAAAAGACCTAGACAGAGCAGACGTGCTTGTTGGACAAAACATAAAGTTTGACATAACATGGTTGCGATCATGTGGCTTTACTTACGATGGAGTTCTGTACGATACGATGGTAGCAGAATACCTAAGATCAAAAGGTAGGCGTTGGTCTTTGTCACTTGAGTCTCTTGCGAAACGATATGAGGTTACTCAAAAAGAAGTAGACTTGGTTAAACCATATCTCAAAGATGGTAAGACATTTTATGACATACCTGCAGAGATAGTAGAAGAATACGGCATTGCCGATGTAGTCGCAACTGAACAGGTTGCAGTAAAACAACTAGAAGCCTTTGGCTTAACATTCGAGGAATTATATGAAACAAACACTAAAACTGTCGTTCGAGATGACGAACACGCTATCTAGGATAGAACACAACGGACTAAAGATAAACACAGATACTTTAGAACAAATTGAAAAACAATACATGGATGAGATGACCATGTTGGAAACTAAGCTGAACAGACTAGCCAAGAACGCAATGGGAGATACTCCTATCAATCTTGCAAGTCCTGATGACAAGAGTGTGTTGCTTTACTCACGAAAAGTAAAAGATAAATCTCTTTGGTCGCTTACATTTAATCTTGGACATGAGATGCGTGGCAATACAATCAAACCTAAGATGCGTACACGTATGAAGAACAAAGACTTTGTACAGTATGTAAGGCGTATGACTGATATAGTTTACAAAACAGTAGGTCGTCAATGTGAGACTTGTCGTGGATCAGGTAGGATAACACCTCTCAAGAAAGATGGTAGTGTTGGTAAAGCTAAACGAATATGTAAAGTTTGTGAGGGTAAAGGTGTAGTCTATACATCTACAGGCGAGGTGGCAGGTTTTAAGCTCATACCTCGTACACCAAGAGATACAGCATCAGCAGGTTTCAAGACAGACAAGGTAACCCTAGAAGATAGGCTATCTGAACTAAGTGGTGATGCACGTGAGTTCTGTGGAGCTTATGTTCGATACAATGCTTTGCGTACTTATCTGTCTACCTTTGTAGAGGGAATGAAGAATAATGTCGATGATTACAATTTCATTCATCCTGAGTTTATGCAATGTGTAACAGCAACAGGTAGGCTATCTAGTCGTAATCCTAACTTTCAGAACATGCCACGTGGTTCTACATTTGCCATACGTAAGGTTGTCGAAAGTAGATTTGACGATGGGTTTATACTTGAGGGTGACTACTCACAGTTGGAGTTCAGAGTGGCAGGCTTTCTTGCAAAAGATAATCAGGTGTATGAAGATGTAAAGAAAGGTACAGATGTACATAGTTATACTGCATCTATCATCGGCTGCTCTAGACAGGAAGCAAAGGCACACACATTCAAACCGTTGTATGGTGGTGTCAGTGGTACACAAAGTCAGCAGGCATACTACAAAAGATTTAAAGAGAAGTATGAACAGGTAAGCGAGTGGCACAAAGAACTTGAGAAACAGGCTGTGACTACAAAAATTATAAAATTACCGTCAGGAAGAGAATACTGTTTTCCTGACGCTAGATGGACAGAGTGGGGTACAGCTACCAATCGTACTGCTATTTGTAATTACCCTGTTCAGGGGTTCGCTACGGCTGATCTATTGCCTATTGCGTTGGTAGAGCTAGATAGACAGATGAGAGAACTCAAAATGGAGTCAGTTATTTGCAACACAGTACACGATTCTATTGTTCTTGATGTTCATCCAAACGAAAAACAACAGTGTATTGACATATTATCTCAAGCAATGTTGTGTCTGCCAAGTGAGACGAAACGTAGGTATGGCATAGAATACGACATGCCTGTAGGTATAGAATTAAAAATAGGTAAAAATTGGCTTGACTTATCTGAAGTAGATCTGTAACCTCTGATTACGTTAACCTTAAATAGATAGAAAAGGATATTTAAATTGGAAAACATACAAACTACTATGACTACTGATATTGATAACATTGTTAACTCTTTCAGTAGTGACGACATGGAATCTTTGATGGTATTGACTGGTCAGACTTCGACACAGAAATCAAATCAAGGACTCTCAAGACTAAACATAAACTACGACATGGAAACTGAAGATGGTGTTTCCCTGACACGTGGCGATTGGAAGATGATGTACGAAGGCGAAATGGTCTACGCCAAGACAGTAAAGATTAGACCAATACTACGAACCTATGAATGGAGTGTGTTCGATCAGGATCAAGGAACGTTTTCTTGTAAGTCTGTACAGAAACCAACTCTGTCAGGTGATTTTCCTGATACAGAGGGTGGCAACAAGTGTGGTCGTCTATCTGTAGCAGATGAAGAGAAACTTAAAGATGATGATCCGACAAAGTTAAGATCACGAATGGCAGTATGTAATCAAGTGTTGTACTGTGTCATATCAGGTGATTTTGTCAGGGGTAACAAGGAAGCAATTAAGATTGATGCTCATCCTGTTGTTGCATACTTTAAGAAGTCAGGGTTTGTTCCGATGAGGAATTTTATCGATAGCCTAACCAAGCAGAAAAAGATCATGCAGAAATGTTGGATCAATATGGGTACGGCTAAACAGAAGAAGGGATCGGTTACATATTGGACACCTGTTCCAACTCTTCACAGTGAGACTAATATATCTGCAGAAGATAAGGAGTTAATGAAGAAGTTTGCCGATACAGTCAAGGCAGCCAATCAATCTGTACTAGAGCAGAACAGAGATTCTGCAAAGCTACAGGTAGTGGTTGGAGAAGAAAGCTTGGCAGACGATTTCAATGCTTCTCCTGTTTAAAATACAAGACTATATGGAACGTGCAAGTAGGGGGGAAGTATCAATTCCCCCTGAAGCCGTTNTTGACTTTGCAGATTCNTGCAGAGATTCCGTTACTACACAATTAAATAAACAAAGACAATACAAGATCAGAATGTCAGGTCTTGGNAGACCTCTGTGTCAGCAACTNCTTGAAAAGAAAGGCGTTGAACAAGAGGTACAATACAATATGCTATTCAGGTTTCTGTTTGGAGATCTCGTAGAAGCTATAGCTGTTCTTGTGCTAGAACAGGCAGGCATTGATATTGTAGAAAAACAGAAAGCCGTCAATCTAAACATAGGTGGCACAAATGTGAGTGGCACGTTGGATTTGATTATACGTGATGAGTTTGGACAAGATAAGGTTTGGGATATAAAGTCTGCAAGTGAGTGGGCATACAAGTTTAAGTATACAGGTTACGGTGGATACGAAAAAATAAAAGAGGATGACCCCTTTGGCTACATTATGCAAGGACATCTGTATGGAGAAGCAACAGGATTACCGTTTGGTGGTTGGATCGTAATAAACAAATCAAGTGGTGAAGTCACTGTGGTTGAAGCACCTGACTGGCAAGCAGATGATAGAAAAGAATACATGGCAGATGCCAAAGAACGAATTAAAGTATTGACAGATGAATCACTTGAGTTCAAAGTACCATTCAAAGATGTATTTGAGGTGTACAAACAAGATGGTCAAGAAGTCAGGACAGGAAACAAATTACTACCTAGACCGTGTAACATGTGTGGATACAAAGCACACTGTTGGAAAGATGCAGTAGTACACGATAAGGTAACATCGAAAGCTAAACAGCCACCTCAAGTATGGTATTCTAGATTGAAGAGGAAATCATTGTAATGGCAATCTTGTACGTACGTGAATACCAAAAAGATCTTATGCAATTAAACGAGGACTTGTACCACGTTTATATAGACTCCCATGTGGAGACAGGTGGTGGGAGAGACATTGTTTATTTACGTCAACATGATAGAGGTATTCCCCTTACTCTTCGTGAAAACTTTTCAGACAATGGATCTCTCACCTCTCCTACTGAACAACGAGATATACTAAAGGTAGAAAATGAATTTCAAACAATACACTACGTATTGGGTCAGGGTAAAATAATATGCCTGCCGATATACCCCTTAACAAACGAACTTATTACAATAGGAAAACAATCCCTAAAACTGGCAGGGTACATAAACAAACGGATACAATCATTAGGATTGAAGATACCAATATGAACAGAATGAAATACAGATCACGGTTTGAGTTGCATCTTGCAAAAGGTTTAGCTGAAAACAAAGTTAAGTTTGAGTATGAATCAAAGAAGTTTCTTTACATACCTAAACCTAGAACGTACACTCCTGATTTCTACATAGTCGAGAGTGGTATCTATATAGAAGCAAAAGGACATTTGGATAAGGCAGATAGAGTGAAGATGGCTTTGGTAAAACAACAACACAAAGATTTAGATATACGATTTGTATTTATGAACGCACGAAATAAAATTTACAAAGGCAGTAAAACAACCTATGCCGATTGGTGCAACAAGCACGATTACAGATGGGCAGAGAAGTCAATACCTGTGGAGTGGTACAAAAATGGAAAGTGAAGAAGATGCAATAAAGTTTGCAAAGAAAATGAATTTGCAAAAAGGTCACTACTATATTATACTTACAGATGTCGGTGACGATAAGTTCAAGATGAGTGCATATGATACGACAGAAAGACAATATGAGTCTGAAGCTGATCACTCTGTAGGATCAATAATACATGAGGGTCTTGTTGGATTACTCATGGGTAAGAGTGAAGAGGTATTTAACTTTGGTACATCAGAACTTGCATACAACTATGTATCTAGACGAATGTTTGGTGAGATACTTGATGAAGAGGGCAAGACAATAAAGTACAAAGATAATGTAATTAAAGTTGATTTTGGCAACAAAGAATGTTAAGGCATATGGAATACATGAGACAGAAACTAGAAGAGACAGAGAACGAAATTAAATATCTGTCAGGCAAAAACAAAGAGGACATGGTTAATAGTCCTGCCCACTACAATAAAGCAGGCATGGAGACTATAGACATGATAGAGTCCGTCACAGGTGGTGGATTTGAAGCGTATCTTCAAGGCAACATTCTTAAATATTTGTGTAGATATAAATATAAGAATGGTGTAGAAGATCTAGAAAAAGCAAAGTGGTACTTAAACCGTTTAATTCAAACAATAAAAAAAGGGGAAGATTAAGATGTCGTCAAATATGTTACCAACATCATACCAAGAGTTCATACACAAATCACGATATGCTCGTTGGCTTGATGAAGAAGGAAGAAGAGAAAACTGGGGTGAAACAGTTTCAAGATACATAAACTTTATGGAAGAAGCTTTACTTGAGAAGCACAACTACAAGATAGATAAGGTAGATAAACAAGCCATAGAAGAATACATAACCAACCTTAGTGTTATGCCATCTATGAGAGCTTTGATGACGGCAGGACAGGCGTTGAAAAGAGATAACGTGTGTGGTTACAACTGTAGCTATTTACCTGTAGATAGTCCACGATCTTTTGATGAAGCGATGTACATACTTATGTGTGGTACAGGTGTAGGATTTAGTGTTGAACGTGAGAATGTAGACAAGCTACCTATCATCAGCGAGAACATGCAAGACTCTGACGTTGTTATTATTGTAGACGATAGCAAAGCAGGATGGGCAAAAGCCTATCGTGAACTTGTTGCATTACTCTATTCAGGAATGATACCGTCTTGGGATGTATCTAAAGTAAGACCTGCAGGTGCAAGACTAAAAGTTATGGGTGGTAGAGCATCAGGTGCTGATCCATTGGTTAACTTATTTAAGTTTACTGTAGATAAATTTAAAGAAGCAAAAGGTAGAAAGCTATTTCCTATCGAGTGTCATGATATTATGTGTAAAGTTGGTGAGGTTGTTGTAGTCGGTGGAGTGAGACGATCTGCATTGATCAGTCTATCTAACCTAAACGATGATCAAATGGCTCACGCTAAGACAGGTCAATGGTGGGAGAACGAAGGA